AACTTCTTGGCCCAGTTGTGCAGGGTTAGCGCCCAATCGCGGCGATCTGGAGATTTGGGATCTTTCGGGTCTGGGCGACCACCAGGCCCACCTGATATTGGGCCGTTGAGATTCTCCTCTCTTAGGCCTTCTTCTTGTAGCTTAACTATTTTTTCTACTAGTGCAGCCTGTGCGGCCCTATCCTTGCGGCCCTGTTGTATTATTAGTTGCTCTCTTCTTTTTTGAGCGCCTGGGTCGCTCTGAGAACCATACAACATGTTTTCTTGAGATCTTCGATTTTGAGCAGCGGTATAAGTAGCTACCGCGGCGGCACTAGGTCCGGTAGCACCGAAACTAAACCCTGGTACCCCAATAGAAGATAGTTCCCTAGCAACAGAACTGGCAACAGGTAATCCCTTTCTTATTCTTTCCGTGGGAATAATAACTTCGCTTCTATTTTCTTCGCCTACCATAGCAAAAGTAGGCTTACTAATAACGTCGCCTGTGGCCTTTCGCTCTGCGTCCGCTGGGTTCATACCGAGAAAGCCAGACGCGTATAATGATTTACCGATACCGGTACTACCAAACCATTTATCCTGTCCAGCGACGTAATTATCGGCAATCTTGTTGCCACTTGCCACCGCGGTGGAAAGCGGATTGGAAAACAGACCAGCACGAATAGCGGCACCTATTCTAGCTCCCATCATATCAAGATATGGCCCTACAAACTCCATAATGTGAACGAAAGCAGCCTTTAATTTACCCGAAAAACCGCTGGCCTTATCCATAGCCTTACTCATACCGGCGCCAAACTTTTCAGCCATTCTAACACCTTGACTTAATAGAGGATCTATTTGATTGTTAAGAATATTGCCGAGTGATGTAAAAACAGGCATAAGCACAGAGGCTATCATGCCCTTTAGTTTTTGTAATAAAGTCATTCCCTTCAGAATAAACTCATTTAAATCAGCCTGTTCTTTTGTGGGTCCGCGTTGGGCTTTTTCTAAATCTCGTATAACTGCTTTCATATTACGCATTTGATCTATAGTCATACCAATCTCGGCTCCTAATGCCTTGGCATGACCTGGAAATTCTTCAATCATCATTATCCCGCGAGGACTGCTAAATAATTTATTTAATTCGTGCTGGGTGGATAGGACATCCCCTTTGACATAATTATTGTACATCTTCAAGGCATTCATATTGCCGCCAAAAAACTGATTTAATTTCCCTGTTATTTCTGCCGCACTTTCTATGGTATTGAATGCGTCAGCCGTTGCCGTTATATCCGCCATTGACTTACCCATCTTAGCGGCAAATAATGCAGTTCTCCTTAAGTAGTCCTCCCCGCGGCTAAGATATATGGATGTTAAGTTACTATCATTAGAAATATCTCTCATAAGTCTACGAGCATTTACGCCAGAATTAGTAGCAAAGTTCATCATATTTTCTGCAAACGCTTGAATTTGTGGCGCTGTTTTTCCAAACCCTCTTATAAGATTAGTAGCCAAATTAGCTGATTCTTGAGCACTGCCGCCCATAGCTTTTTGAAGTTTTGATGTAACAGTTATAAGCTGGTGTGTAACCTTAGTGGTGTTGCCTAAAGATTGGTGCAACGCGATGGCTTGCTTGGCCGTGTCCTCCATACTCATACCAAAGGCATGCAAGCCTCCAGAGGCTAACTTAACCTCTTTGAATACGGACTTTAGTTGCTTTCCTATTAATCCTGTGTCTTTTGATATTCCAGCAATAGTATCACTTACTTGAAGTAATTGTTTAAACAATAATGTAGCGGCACTTGTGATTGCCCCAAGAGGGCCAAGAGCGGCCATCTTAGTTAGGCCTGGTACTTTTTTAAATGCACCGGCAGCCTTAGAGAGAGCACCCTTTAGTGAAGCCATTATTCCCTTGGTGGCCGCTGGAATATCTTCCGCAGTTTTTTTGTATTGTTGACTAAACTCCGCCATGCTCTTGGTGGCTTCAGTAAGAGCTGTACCGAAATCATTTGTATTGGCCTTGACCTCCACAAATGATGCAGCTAAGCCCTCGGACTCTTTGTTTAGTTTATTGGCAATATCGGCCATACCAGATCTCTACAGTTGTGAATATATGAATGTACAAAATAAATATCCCTCTACCATAAAAACATAGTAAAGGGATAAATATATTAATCATTTTTTTGATTTAGGCCCAGACGATCTTGACATCTGTTTGTTGGCCTTTTCTTCAGCCTTTCGCTGCTCTTCCAATGTCCAATTAATTCTTTTTATCCACCATGCTCTTAAGTTAATTGGCATATTATACGCGTCTTGAAATGACACTTTTCCATGATACACTATGTCAAATAACTCTTTATAAAAAAAATCTTTATTAGTCTTCAGGCCAAAAGAAGCCGACCGAAATCGGCACATCCACCTCCCCTCGGTGTCCACAATGAGCACATTCAAAATCTTGTTTCATATCAATATCTGGAGTATTATCTTCCATATGCTTTCTTAGTGCTCGAGAATCCCTAACATTAAGTGAGTCTACATAGTTATTAATAAGAGATGGGTCATTACTTCCATCTATAGAAATGATTGTGTTCTTAAGTCTCGTAGTAACATTTCTATCAACAGGAGAGTTGGTTGTTCTTTTGATCCTATCCTGCGCATCTGAAATTTCTTTTTCTTCTGCACTATTAAGAAACTTAAATTCTATATGAGTACCTGATGGTAACTGCAAATGAAATCTATTTTCACCCTCGGACAAAGGTTTAATATCTAAAGTTTTCATTTGAAGTTGACTTAAATCAAACTCATACTTAGAAGTTTCTTCACATGAAGGACAATCAATCTCTACCTTATAATCGGGCCCGTATCCACTTACTCTCAAAAATGTAATAAGTGCATTCTTATCTCCCGACAGAAGTTCTTCTGGATTTATTCTTTTATCCAAAATACAATTCTGTAAAACTGCATCAATAGCCTTACCGCTTCGCAATAAGGATCTTGACGTAAGAATATCTTCGTCAGCTGCAGTCATATATCTTACTTCAATTTCTTTAAGATTATGTAACGGAGAGTTGGGAGGATAAACCAAACCAAATGACGGAATTTGTACAAACTCGGTTGGAACTCTGAAAGCGGAGGCCTCATTGGCCACCGCTCCCATTTTTTGAGCCCGTTCAATACCTGCCATTTCTTCTGGAGTTAAAACTTCTTTTTCTTCTTCTTTTTCTTTTTTTGATTTTTGCAAATCAACATTAATTTCGGTCATTCAATTTTGCCCTTCTTAAAAAACATTTAAAAACTATAAAGCATACTTTAGTATCTCAATATACACTCATCCATACGAATAGTAATATCAATAGGCATTACTTCACTTGAAGCCATATCATAATCACCAAACGTCGCATCAGTAATAAAAGCGCCTCTGATTTCCCATCTTTCTACTGCAGCACCAACAGGATCAAGGGCGATCAAACTAAAATTCTTTTTATAAAAAGCTGCATATCCATCTCTACCAGAAATTGTTTCATGTGCCAATCGAGCCCACTCCATAACCTTCTGAGCCGCCGAAGGGGCAATGGGATCATGTAGACCGATAGACATTGTGTTCCACTCAAACTTACCAGCCAAATAACGCTTGGTATTTAAGTAATCAATCGTGACAGTTTCTTGTGTAAAAGATGGCCTAGCCGCTGTACGTGCGATATACGCCGGAAGAGTGTCATCATTAAACTGAAACAAAAATCTATTTTGTCTCTTAGGTTCAAATGTATCTGCCAGCATCGCGTTGACTTCAAAAGGCTGTGGCATTCTAAATCTCCATCTTCATTTTAATTTTAATAAACATCCTACAATAAATACACTACTCATTAAAAAAATATAACGAGATGGGGCCGAAACCCCATCCCATTAAGTTTTTTACTCACTAAAAGCTGCGCCGTTAGGTGTGACGGTGAAGTCAAAGATAACGATTTCAGCTGCGGTGGTGGGCTTCAAGAAGATCTTACCCTTAATAATATTTCTATCAATCAAGTCTGGTGTGGTAGTGGTTTCATCCAATACCGCTCTAAACTCATTAACACCGTTAGCTGCCTGTACACTAGAGAGATAATCATTAACCTGAGTCAATAGACGCTCTCTTGTCGCAACAGAGTTAGGTTCAAAGATGAAGAGTCGTGAGAAGCCAGCAATGGTCTTGCGAACCTCAATCATCATACGGCGAACATTAATTCTATCCAATACAGATTGTTTTACCTGTAGAGTTTTCTGACCAAAGACCACAATACCTTGACCTGGGAATGTAGCGATTGGGTTAACATTATTAGTATAAAGATCATCACGCTGACCCTGTGTCAATCTTCTTCTAACTTCAAGTACTTCGTCCAGGCCACCACGATTAAACCCAGCAGGTGCGAACCATGGCTGAGCTACTCTATCATTGAATGCGTAAGCGCCCATAACAGCTACCGAGGGCGGAACCCAAACGAGCTTGTCGTTATCAATATCATTGATACGAACCCACGGATAATAAGTAGCACCATAGTTTGAAGTATACTTAGCTGCTTCTGTCTGTGCATTAACAACCGACAAGGACAAACCTGCACCAGTGGCTGTAGTGTTTGCAATATCAATAATACCAAACGCATCAGCTCTTGTTGAACACATATCCAACAATCTTTGAGTAAGAGATCCACCAGCCGAAGATGTAATACCTGGCATTGCAATTAAGTTAAAGTCAACTTCATCGGGATTGGCTAGAATCTTAATAGCTGTATTAAAATCACCAGAAAGTGTATCAGTGCCAGTAGACTGCTCGGTCTCTAACTGATTCTTACGAGGATCAAACCCATCCCAACCACCAAACATAGGTGTAGTAAATCTTACCTTATTACTGGTAGAGAAATTACCGGAGTTAGAACCAACTTGATCAATATAGGTATACTGAGCAGATATTGCAGTGTTTGCGGCACTTGCAGCACCGCCGATGTCGGTACTATTAGCAAAAATCAAAATACCATGATCTGCACTAGTAGTTCCAGAGGATGAAGTTACTGTTCTCTTTAGTCTATCACTAATACTCTTCCTACCCATATCATCAACACCAATGAAGATACGACCATCAACAGCATTATTACTGTTTAGATGATTACTCTTTACCGGTAGTGCAGCTGCACTTAGAGTTTGACTACCACTAACACCGCCATACATATTAGAACTTACTCCTTGGAATCCTGCAGGTCTGGCGGCCGCAGGTGGGGTATCGGCCATGGTAATCTTTACATACTGTGATTTGTTAGGATAATCACCATTATATAGTACTTCGGGTGGATCTTGAGTAAGATCAAACGCTGTTGTTCTGTCACCAATAACTCTAGCAATATAGTTTTTGTTATTGGGATCTAGATTAACATCTGTAAAAGTTTCTAATACAGTGGGGTTTTCATCTGTGTCATTAGCCATTCTAACAGCTACTGTAAAGGCTGGATAGGAACTAGCTGATGTCTTAATGTCTACATGGGATATAGCGATCTTATATTGATTGTTAGTGTTATTACCGTCAGCAAGGCTCGTAAACTTAAAGAGTTGATGAACAGTTCCACCAAAGTTTTGAGAAACAATCCAAGGTGTAGCTGCGCCAGTAAACCCACCTGTCACCTCTTCAAAAGCATCTGCAAGAGCGCTAACACTTGACCATTGTCCGCGGCCAGAGTCGCCGGATACAGTTGATCCGTCTGCGGGGGTTGAGTAACTAAAAACAGAATCTACATAGAAGCCAGTAAGTCTGTCACCATTATTAGCTTGAATGGGATCAGTTCCCAATACTTTTTCAATGTAGCCAGCATCAGCAGGGACGAGAGAAAGTTTCTCGACTGTCTCTCCACCAGCAGATAGTGAGAAATTGCTATGACTACCACTCATTGCAATATCGCCCACACCAGATGCTCTTCTTCTAATAGTAGCATATA